GTCTGATTCGCTGGAGGGGCTCGCGTCGGAACTTCTAATCAATCCGCGTTCAATTAGTAGTGACTTGAGCCTTGTGAAAAGGTCTCTTCGGTGGGGATTGAGTGGTAAGCGAATGCGGTCTGTCGTCAATCGACTCTGCACCATCGCGGAAAAGCAATACACGACGCGAGTTGGGCCGGAAGGTGAGGAAGTTCTTGACGAAGAGCTGGCAGAAAAGAATGCACTTGAGGCAATGAAAATTCTTGTGTCGATCGGCGCTCAGCAACAGCGAGACGACCACATAGAGCGACGGTTAAAACATGGCAGTGACAACCCAAAACAGACCGTAGTCAATGTCGGAGTGAATGTTGACAATCGAATTGACGAAGAGCGAGCTGCAACACTTGCAATCGCGAAACGCATCAGAGAAAGCAGAGTTCTTTCAGGGCCTGAATCAGGATGAGCTTGACAGCGTAATCGAGCAGTTGGAGAAATTCAGATACGACCAGCAGGCAGAAGAGACTCAAAAAACAAACCTCGAAAAACGTCGCCTGGCATCCGCAGACGCAAACCGCAAGCGTCGCGAAACCGAAGCAACAGTCATCATTCCGTGGCTAACCGACGCAGAGCGAAAACGACGCGAAGAACTTGAGTCCGACAACGAAGCATGGATCTGGGAAATGTGCGGGCCGAAGTCTGGGATACTGGAGCCGTTCACAAGGAAATTTACAGGACAGCAAAGCCAGATGATTGCAGACTTTGCTGAGATCCTGAAACACGGAGGGGATGAACTGTTGCTTGCAAGTCGCGGAGAAGGGAAAACCAGCTACCTGCGTTGCATGGTATGGAAGGCCATCGCCAGTGGAATTATCGACTTCATCGCGTTCATATCTGCGACCGGCGGCGATGCGACAAACAGTGCGAACGCAATCAAGGAAATGATGATTCGGTCGAAACCGTTCTTTCGGTACTACCCAGAGATCGCAGTTCCTGCGAATCGCGTCGGATCAACGCCACAACTGGCACATCACATGCTTGCAACTGGAGTCAGATACGACAACGGCGAGCAGTTCACTTCGGAGCCTATCAAGTTCAGCTGGACCGATGAAGAAATCGATATGCCTGCGGTGCCTGGCTCGCCATCATCGCGGGCAATGCTTCGCTTTCGTGGTGCCGATTCGCCGATTCGCGGGCTGAACATTCTTGGACGGAGGCCGAAAGCGATCGCAATCGACGACCTTGACACGCCGGACACGACAGGAAATCTGGACGTTGCGAAAAAGATCATCGACAGGGTGAATTTCGACATCGGAGGGCTCGGCACGCAGACGGAACCGCTCGCCAGAATCATGCTGGCGACATTGCCAAAATCCGGCTGCGGAGTTGCTCACCATTTCGCGAAAACGGGGCATCCGTTCGTTGTTAAACGGTTCAAATACATGATCGAGCAGCCGCAGCGCGTCGATATGTGGATGGAGTACGTAAAGAAACGCCAGAACGGCAAAATGGACGGCGACAAATACGGGCGACAGGCACACAAATACTATCTCGACAACCGGTTCGAAATGGACGCCGAGGCCGTTGTCTCAAATGAGCACCGATTCAAGCCACAGGAGCTTCCGGACGGATCGCAATTGCAGGTATCGGCCGTCCAGAACTATTACGACGAGTGGGCCGACAAAGGCGAAATGTTTTGTCGGTGTGAACTCGACAACGAGACTGTCGAACATGTCGACGACCTTAACTCAAAGCTGGAAATCGGGCATATCTCGGCGGCGATTGGTGAAAAGCCGCGCGGGTTCGTCGATAAATCGACTTCCATCATCGTTCGCGGAGTTGATATCCGGAAGATTGAGGTTCACTTCGCGGCGCTCAGCAGCGACAGCATCCGCAGGCATCGCGTTGCTGACTATGACTGCCGACAGCACGGCGAAAAGGAAACCACCGTCGAACAGGCTGAATACCGCATCTATGACGGCCTTTCACGGCTTGCTGACGAATGGGAGCAGGAAGGCTACGAAGATCAGCAGGGTGAATTGCACTTCGCGTCGCTGACACTGATCGACAAGGGTTGGATGGGCAGTTGGTCGGAGGATGGCGAGCGAAAAACGTGGGCCAGTCAGCCGGTTGAAAAATTCTGCATGGAACGCGGGCTGAGAAAGTTCCTTCCAGCGAAAGGGGCTCCGAATTACAGAAGTCCAACACCATCGCGGGACGTTATTATCGGAGACAATTGGCACATCAACCGCGGAGAAGGAGGGCAGCGGGCATGCTCTGAAGTCATCTGGAACGCCGAACACTGGCACTCGCTGGTAGAAGGGCTGTTTATGCTGCCGAACGACGATGAGCATGCCTTCGAACTGTTCGCGCCGGAGCCAGGTATTTGGGCAAATCACAAAGAGCTTGCGTACCACATCAAGGAAGGCTCTGAAGATCTAGCGGACTTGCGACGACGGTCGAGCAAGAGCCGGAAAGCAAAGCACAGGCGAGACCACTTCTGGGATGCGTTCGCGATGGCGCTCGTTGCCAGGTCGGTCGAAACGCGATTGCGTGAAGTGGAATCGACAAAGAAAGTTCGCAAAACCCTCGCCGAAATGGCGGCTGGCAAATGAAGGAAAAACCGCGAATGACACTGGCTGAAATGGCAGCACGATCATCAGGAACGGCGGGCAGGTTGGTGTGCCCGAAGTGTGGGTGCGCGGATTTTCGAACGTACAAAACTCAACAGGGGCACGTTGCCACGTTTCGTTACAAATCCTGCCGACATTGTGGACACAAGTTGTTGACGCAGCAGCAGCCAGAACAGATGATTCGAAGTGTTGAGACGATTGTTGATGATGAAGAGATTGAGGGGGATTTGTTGTGATTGCTACGCACTTTTGTTTCTCTTACGAAGTTTTTTGTGAGAGACAAAATACGATTGTCGTGAAAGTTGGTGTGTTGAATTACATCGACGATCAAAACATTGATATGTATTCCGCAATGTCAGTTGTATCGATTCCGAAAAGCATGTTCATTGCATTTACAGAAACCAAGATCGAAGGCAGTTTCGTGGAACGGAAAGTTCTTGAAGCGCAGCAAGAGTTTGTAAAGCAGATGCTTGACGGACTTGCCGAGGCGATGCTGGATTGGTTTTGCTCTGAAAACCAAATCGACCGCGAATCATTGAAGGCATGGAAATAAATGGACTGCGACACCACACATTCAATCCGGAGTGAAATAAATGAGCCAAAACATTCCACCACTCACGCCAATCGCATCGCCGACAACAATCTGCGGCCACTGTTCGCGCGACAATTACGGATCACTCGATTCGACGTGTCCGGGATGTGGTTCGCCTATTATGAGGCGTCCGACGTCGCCGCCTCCACCGCGAAAAGCACCGGTCACAAGGCCAGCAGAGACGGAATCAACGATGGTTCGTGTTCTGTCTCCACCACCTCCACCACCGTCAGTTAGTATGATTTGGATGTGACGTGACATTTCCACACATGGAATCGACACTCACTCCGCATCTTCCGCAATGACATTCCCCCGCGCATCATGCGGGCATGGTCAGAACTCCACATCCGCCAGCAATCCTCGATCGATACGCGAAGCCGTTTCGGCAGACGTCTCGATTGCGTGCGGATATCGGTCAGCAGTTCGCGGACGCACAGAACGAAGGCCGTCGCCAGCGAAAACTGCAAGCCACATACGACGCGGCTGGATCATCTGACGAATTCAAAAACTATTGGGCCGCATCCGATGGCCTTGACGCAGACTCAGCGAACTCGTTCGCAGTCCGTCAGAATCTCGTAAAGCGTTCGCGCTACGACATCAACAACAACGGATTCTCGGACGGCATCGCGTCGACGTACGCTACAGACGTTGTTGGCAAAGGTGGTCCAACACTCCGCATGCAGACGGCCAGCGCTGGTTTCAATCGCATGGTTGAGTTGGCCTGGTACGACTGGTGCAAGGAAGTCAAGTTCCGCCGGAAGCTGGTTTGCTCTGCACTCGCAAAACACGGCGACGGCGAAGGCATCGGCGTATTGCGCCGAAATAGCAAACTGAAACACGCTGTCAAACTCGATTGGGTATTGATCGAAACTGAGCAATGCCAAACTCCGATGCTGCCGTATGGTAAAGCTGGCCACATTGACGGCATCGAGTTCGACGAATTCGGCAACCCGACGTTCTACGACATTCTGAAGCAGCATCCTGGCAGCAATCAGCACTGGAACAGCGGCTTTCAGGCTGTCGAAAAGGTTCCTGCAAAGTTCGTGACGCACTGGTTCAAGTTAAAGCGACCTGGGCAACATCGGGGCATTCCAGCCTGCACATCAACGCTGAATCTCGGAGCCGCATCCCGGCGATATCGTGAGGCAACGCTCGCAGCTGCCGAATTGATCGCAGACTTCACACTGTTTCTTGAGACAGGTTTTGAGCCAGATGAAATGGACTCGGTTGCGCCGATGTCCACTCTTGATGTTCAGAAGCGAATGATTACTGCACTTCCTGCAGGTCAAAAAGCATTCCAGCCGAAAGCCGAACAGCCGACAGCATCATATTCCGAGTTCACTAAATCGCAGGTTAATGAGCAGGCTCGGCCGCTCTCGATGCCGTACAACAAAGCGGCCTGTGATTCGTCATCCTACAACTATGCATCGGGCCAGCTGGATCATCAGACATACTACGGAAGCCTCGACGTTGACCGTGATGACTGCAATGACTGCGTTCTTGATCCATTGTTTGCGGTCTGGTTCGACTATGCCGTAGTCGCTTATGGTTGGCTTGGTGGCAATCCAGATGCAATCAGCGAACGAGCTAAGGCCCATATCTGGGACTCGCCTCCGCATCAGGTCGCAAACATCGGCACGAAAGCCGAGGCCCGCGATAAGAACTTGAAAAACGGAACGGCGTCAATTGCGTCTGAACAGGTTGCGGACGGTCTGGACCCAGAAGACGAGCTTATCAAGACGGCTGAATACAACGGCGTAACTGTCGAGCAACAGCGGCAAATCAACATGTTGCAGAATCTTCCGCAGCACGTGATTCCGATCGTCGCACAGATTCTCAAGCTGGTTCCAAATCCAACAGCATCGGCGTTTACGCCACAAGCGACACAACCACAAAAGGAGGCAGCAGCCAGTGCCTGAAAAGAAATCAATCATTGCGTTGAGTGGTCCTGTGACGATCGAAGCTGCGAAAGCAGACGGCGATTCGAAAGGGCCAGCGAAATTTAGCGTCGTCGCATACACGGGCGGCGCTATCAGAATTCGCGGGTGGGACTATCCGGTTGTTGTTGATATCGCCGGTATGGATCGCGGCAACAGTCTGGTGGCAAATCTTGACCACCAGTCAACACAGCGAGTCGGCAACGTCACCGACATGGTAAAGACGACTGACACTTTGGTTCTTAGTGGAACCGCATCAGCGGTGAATCAGCATAGCACTGAAGTGACAGCAAGTGCCGCGAATGGGTTTGTGTTTCAGGCATCGATTGAAGCTGACCCAGATGTTTATTCAGAGATCGCAGCCGGAAAGAAATTCACTGCGAACGGTAAAGAATTCACGGGGCCAGCATACCTGGTCACAAAGAGCACGCTCAAAGGCTTTGCGTTCGTTTCGCACGGTGCGGACGACAACACGTTAGTAACGATCACGGCCTCAGCCGACGATAAACAGACTCCGGAGAAAAATAACATGGACCCAAAACTGAAGGCTTGGATCGAAGCAATGGGCTTTGATGCTGGAAAACTTGACGCTGCACAATTGGCAGGATTGACAGCCAACTACAACGGCCAGAATCCAGCCCCGAAGCCAGTGCCAGAAATCACAGCTGGCTTTGAAGGGCTGAAAGCTGAGCGACAGCGAGTCGAACAGATCACAGCATACGCATTGAATAAATGCGAAGATCAGCCGCGCAACATTGACGCAATCAAAAAGCTGGCAGAACAAGCCATCGACGCAAAATGGCCGCTTGACAAGTTCCGTCTGGAACTTCTCGAAGCAACTGTTCCGCAGGGTTCGTCACCATGGGCGCGAGTGGAAGGAAACCAATTGAGCAACCGCGTTCTGGAAGCTGCCGTTTGTATGGTTGGGCGTCTTCCGAATCTTGAAAAAGTATTCGACGACCAGACGCTTCAGGCCGCGCACGATCAGTTCCCTCAGGGCATAGCTTTGAATCAATTGATTCTGCTCGGGGCTCAGGCTGCAGGATTCCGCACTGGTCATTCTTCAAAGGTGACAGTTGAAGCCCAGCGAGCCGCGTTTGGAATGTCAACACCTCAGTCAATTCGGGCTGCTGGGTTTTCAACTGTCAGTATTCCGAACATCCTGAGCAACGTTGCAAACAAGTTCCTTCGCATGGGCTGGGACATGGTTGACATGACTCCGCTCAGAATCGCGGGAATTCGCAGCGTAACTGACTTCAAAACCATCACGACCGTGAGCCTCTGTGGTGACACAGAATTTCAGAAGGTCGGGGCTGGTGGCGAAATCACGCACGGCAATCTCGGCGAAGTGGCATACACCAACAAAGCGGACACGTACGCTCGCATGTTGGCAATCACTCGAACCGACTACATCAACGACGACCTGTCAGCACTGACAAGCACGCCGAAGAAGTTAGGTCGCGGTGGCGGCCTGATGCTGAACAAAATCTTCTGGACGAAGTTCCTGAACAATTCAGCGTTCTTCACTGCCGGTCGAAACAACGTCAACACAGGTGTTGCTGACATGACGTCAGCAGGACTTGCGGCGACGGAAACCATCTTCATGGCACAGACAGATCCAGACGGAAACCCACTTGGAGTATCGCCTGCGATTCTTCTGGTTCCGACGCCAATCAAGTCTGCCGCATTGACTCTCATGACCTCAGAAAAAGTCAAGGGCAGCACAGACGGCGGAGACGCTAACATCTGGAACGGTCGCTTCCGTGTTGAAAGCTCACCATACATGAGCAACACGAGCTACACCGGATACAACGCGGCAGCAACCTATATGTTGGCAGATCCGAACGAAATGCCAGTGATTGAAATCGTTGCCCTGAACGGTCGCGTTGAGCCAATCGTTGAAACTGCTGATGCGGACTTCAACGTCCTCGGTGTCCAGATGCGTGGATACAGTGACGTTGGCGTCGAGATGCAGGAATATCGCGGCGGCGTTCGCGCTGACGGCGGATCATCTTGATCTGAACTGACGCGGGGTTGAGCAATCAGCCCCGCCGTTTTTGACTTCCTTTTCAATCATCAATCAGAGTCGTGTCAATGCAAACCACAAAAGTCACCATGTTGCGAAATCCGGCAAGCTCCGCAAAGTGCAATCTGAGCGAGGGCGAGACCGGAGACGTACCATCATCACAGGCCGAATGGCTTGTCGCGATGGGATTGGCTGTTCTGGTTGACGCGCCAAAGGAAATCAAGGCAATCCCGGAAGAACCATCGATCGTTGCGGTTGCGGTCGAACAGGACGCCAAAGAGGCAAGTGAAACGCAGTCGCAAAGAACTCCAAAAAAGATCCGGTAACAGTTCCGGAATCACCTGAATCAATCAACTCAATTCGATAAGGAAAAACAATCATGGCCGAAGCTCTTTTTGTCGCCGAAGGCGAAATGGTGAACTGGACACCAACGGCAGCAGTCGCAGCCGGTGAAATCATCCAGTTGAAAGACGGACGCGCGGCATTTGCTCCAACGGCGATTGCGGCTGGTGTTCAGGGCATGGTGCAGGTTGAAGGCATCGTGACTGTTCTCAAAGTCATCACGCAGGCAATGCTGGTCAGCAATCAAGTGTTCTGGGACACGTCCGCCAGCACTTGCAACCTATTGCACGGTGGCTCAACTGACTTTTTCCTCGGAACGGTCGTTGAAGACGCGACGTACGCCGGAACAACTGTCAAAGTAAACCTGAACGTCAAGCCTGCCTATACTCTCGCACTTCGCGACGGTTACAGCAGCATCCCGATTCAGACGGCTGGATTTCCGACTGTCTACGGCGGCGGAAACGGCGTCGGAATGTACTTCAGCACGACTGCAGAAGCACAGAAACTCGACGCACTGTCAATTCGATCAGTCGCAACGTCAACGCCAGGTATCTTGCAAGCTCTGTTCTGCGTTAACCTGAACATGGACAATGCTGCTGGTGACTTCTCTCTGGGATTCGCTGACGGAACGCACGCCACGAATCCAGACACAATCACAAGCTCACTGTTCCTGCACATGGACGGTGCCTCGCTTCTGATGAATATCGAGTCTGACAACGCTGCTGCAGAAGTTGGTGCCACATCAACGACGCTGTCAGCAGTGGTTGGAACTCCGGTTCTCGTCACCTGGGACTTGCGAGATTGGGCAAACATCAAATGTTATATCAACGGCACGCGAGTCGGTGACGGAACGACTGGTTCCGCCGTTACGCTGACTCTGGCTGGCGTTGCAGGCCCGATGCGACTTCTGGCACACATGGTTAAGACGTCTGACGATTCGCCTGGCAACTTCACCGTCATGGATATGGGATTCACGTCGTTTGACGTGTAATCCAAACCGCTGACTGAAACAACATTCCAAAGGCCGAAACGATGACAGAATCAACCCCGACGACAGTTGAGGAAGCTATCGAGTCTGTCGCTCTTGGGATGGTGACTTCATCCAGCGAAAACGGCCGCTCAATGGACATGATTCCACTTCAGGATTTGGTCGAAGCTGCCAAGTATTTGAGGCGGAATGGAGCGGCCACGAAGCCACATTTCGGACTGCGTATCACAAAGTGCATTCCACCTGGTGGCGGATAATGGTTTCGAAGTTCGAGACACGATTCAAGGCGTTCGCGATTCCCGTACTGGAGCGAGAATTTGGCGTTCTGGTTCGATTCTGCCGCGGAGTCTATGTCTCGGACGAATTCACTGTGCGGCGCAACGATCGTGAATACACAGCGATCGGTGCGGAGTATGGAATCGAAATCAAGATCTCAATGCGGGACTTCGTTTTGCCAGTGGCAACACTGCTGATTGATGGCGACGCGATTGAACCGCGAACTGGTGACAGAATCATTGAAGGCGATGAAGTGTTTCAAATTCAGCCTCCGGACACAAACAAACCATCGGTCGAGCTTCAGGCCGGCGGATTCGAATACTTGGTTCATACGAAAAAGATTGAATGAGTGCCGACTCAATCATAGGACTTGCTGACGCTGTAACCGCAGTTATCAACGCTGCGGTGACTGCCGAGACGCTGACAACAGTCGGATTCACGGCTCGTCGGTCGTATCCGGATTGGGATGATGATTTCAAGGATTTGAAAAATCTGGCCGTCGATGTTGTCTTTGTCTCCAGCAATGGGACGAACGGCGACTTGTTTGAATTGGATTCAGCAGGAACAGTTGACACAGAACCGGCGATTGACATTGCAATTCGAAAGCGATTTGAACCTGCTGATCAGGAACAAGATGGACGTTTGAAAAATTCGTCAGTCGATCCGCTGGTGAATTTGGTCTCAGAAATTAATGACCTGTTTTCCGCAAACAGAATGACAGCGATTGATTGCGGAAACAGTGTTCATGCGAACTGGGTTGACAACTCGATTCGCACGCGGTGCGACTATAAGAGACTGCGTGAAGGATGTTTCCTTGGAGTGGTTCGGATTCGTTACGACGTTTCGAAGGCTGGTTGATGTTCGGTTTTACATTCAAAACAATCACTGAGTTCACGAAGGTAGAGAAGGCCGCTGACAGCGCCATCTACCGGAACATCAAGCACGCTGCGTTTTCAATTCGAAAGTTCATTCGCGAGTCAATCAAGAAATCAGCAGACCCATCGGAACCGGGTCATCCAGTCGCAACACGCGGACGACGCGGCAACATAAAGAATTCAATCTTCGCAGCCGTCGAACAGGATAACGCCATCATTGGACCGCGTTACTCATTCGTCGGTGATGCGATGGAGGCTCATGAGTTTGGTGGAACGCGGTACGGACAAAAATATCCGGCTCGACCAACGTCAGGGCCGGGACTGACGGCGAATCAAGATCGTTTTGCACAATCCTTTGCCGGTTCAATCGGCGAATAAACAACAACCTCCGAAAAGGGATATGAGTCATGGGCGTAAAGAGAATGGGATATCAGGGGTTGCTGTACCACGGAACAAAGGGTTCCACAGCGGCAACACAGATCACGAAGCGAGTCGATTGTACCTATGACACTGACGTTGAGACAGGGTCAACGACTTCCGCAGGTGACGGATCGTCGGTTCCAATTAACTGCGGTGAAGCAACGGCACTGACGGCAAAATTGACGTTCAATATGATCGTCGATAGTGCAGACTCGTCACTCGTGGCACTTGAGGCGGCATCACGAACAGGAAACCCTATCGCCCTTCGATTCATCAAAAATTCTGGAGGGTTGGGACTGGACGCAGACTGCGTTATCAAGGTTACGAACGGTGCGCCGCTTAAAGGCGAGCAGACAGTTGATATCGAAGTCGTCGCGCTGAGCAACAGTCTGCGCGAGCCGCTTCTCAACGTTTAAGCCAAGTGGCTGAATTCATTCACACATTCATTCTTCGGAGTTCATTCGCATGGGAACAATCACGCACGCGCAATCAATCAGCGGGGGCGGTGTGACCATTCAGCCGCTCGCCGTCACCCGCACAAACAGCGGAATGATCGCACTGGAAGACACACTCAACGTCGCTAAGACCGGAACGCTCTCGACGCGAACCGACAGCAATACTGGCACGCTGACGATGGATTCCGGTCACGGAATCACTGACGGTCAAATTGTCGATATTTACTGGAGCGGCGGAGTTCAGCGGACGGTTACAGTCGGGACCGTTTCAACGAACAGTGTGCCGTTTGATTTGGGTATTGGCGATAACTTGCCAATCGCCACGACAGCCGTCACGGTTTGCGTGCAGAAAGCAATCAACCTCGCGATTGACGGCGACAATGCTGATATTGTGGCGGTGATTCTGGAGACTGTTGATAAGTCGCTGCGAACGGCTGCCAACGTTCAATTTCTTGACGCAGCCGCCGACGTGATTGCGGAAATCGATCTGGTGGCGAATGTCCCACAAGTCTGGGACATCGAAGGCGGATCGGCAAATCCATTCACAGGCGACCCGATCACGAATTTGAAAGCCACTCAGGGCAACTCGACATCGACCGAAACCTACACGCTGAAGATTGTCGGCGTTCAGGATGCTTCACCGTAATCGATTGGGGGCATCATGCGTTTGCAAGATGATGAAGTTGCGGTGTTGCGATTCTTCGCTGGTCAGGCGACGTTTTACAGCGGCCTATCGAGATCGAAAACGATAGTCAAAAAATTGCAGTATCACGGACTGGTTGACGCGAGTGAAGAACTGACGAAACGCGGGCGGCACGTGGTTTCAAAGTTGCCGCAACTTCCAGAGCCAGAGCGGAAACCGGAAGAGATTCCTGAACCGCAACCAGAACTCGAAATTGAACTCATTAAAGAAACGGATTGGAACTGAATGGCTTCGTTCAAAGATGAATCAGGCAACGATTGGCGAGTTAGGCTTGACGCGATTTCGCTCGATGAAATCAAGGCCGATCATGGAATTGATCTTGTTGATTTGGAACATGACCCACTTCGAAAGGCTATCAACGACGGGCGCATTCTTGCTGCCATCTTGCTGGTAATCTGTCGGGACGAACGAGAGAAACGCGGCATCACTCGCGAGCAGTTCGTCAAGGATATTCCACAACCGCCAGACGCAGCAATCGAAGCACTTCGCGAGGCGCTCATCAGTTTTTTCCCCTCTGGCCAGACTTCGCAGCGTCGCGAGGTTTTGGCGAAGTTCGACCAGATGGCAGAGAAGACGAGCGAGCTGGCGAACCTGAAAATGAAACGAGTGATGGACGATCCGACTCTGATGAAGAAACTGGAAGCGAAGGCGGATCGGGCAGTGGACGCGGAAATAGAAAAGCTTATGCAGTAGAGCCGCAATGCTGGCCTCTGATATTCGGCGGTCAGCATCTGGTTTACCTCATCGACGCTCTGAACGGCATTGACGCGGCGTATGAGTTCGCTGGAATTGTTGGGATTCATCCGAAGGGAATGACACTTCGACAACTGTGGAGAATGGCGAACGGACGGACGAAACAATCACGGCGTGAATCATTCGATTTGGTGAGGCTTGCTTTCAATGATTCGATCGACGTGTTGGCGTTTTTGAATACGGGATCAGTGGCGGAATCATGTGTCGGGAAGCCTCTTGAATTGTCGCCGGAAATGGAAGCCAAAGTGCAGGAAGAAATTGAGCGTATAAGAGCGGAGAACCCTCAGTTGCCTCAGACGCCAGTCATTCGTTAAGGAGTCAGTGAAATGTCAAAAGCTGACGTCCAAGCTGGCAGAGCGTTTGTGTCGATCGGGATGAAAAGCTCGATCACCAAAGATCTGAACAAGCTCAAAACCGAACTCAACGACTTCGGTTCATCCATCATGGGCATCGGTTCCAAAGTCGCTGGCATGGGCCTTGCGATCACTGGAAGCCTGACAGCAGCCGTTATGCACTTCGCAAACGTCGGCAGTGAGCTGAACGACATGAGTGCGCGGACAGGCATCGGAACGACTGCACTTGGCGAGCTGGGCTATGCTGCGAAGATGACCGGCACAAGCATGAATTCTGTTGAACGCGCAATCGGAAAGATGCAAAAAAACATCGCCGGAGTTGGTGAGGAATCAGGTGCTGTCACTGCCGCATTGAATGCAATAGGACTGTCATCAAGTCGCCTTTCTGGATTAGCTCCAGAGGATCAGTTTCAGGTTATCTCCGAGAGTATCGCAGCGATCCAAGATCCTGCGCAGCGTTCAGCGGCGGCAATGGGGATTTTTGGAAAGAGTGGTCGCGAGCTGCTGCCGATGATGGAAAACATTAAGGCACTCCGCGCAGAAGCACGCGAACTCGGCATCGCACCATCACCAGAGTCAATCGCAGCTGCGGACGCCATCGGAGACGCCATTGACCGAGTTCGCGCGGTTGTCAGTTCCGCCGTGTTTGAAATTGGTGCCGCCATCGCTCCGATGGCATCAGATATTCTCGATGCGTTTTTGGTTGTTACAAAGGCGGTCAGAAAATTCGTCGTTGAGAATAAAGCACTGATTGTCACAGCAGCAAAAATCGGTGCCGTCTTAATCGCTGCGGGAACTGCAGTTGTCGCACTTGGCAGTATCTTCATTGGGGCTGGAATGGCAATCAGTGGATTGCTCAGCACGCTGTCTCTCTTCGGTGGTGCATTGGGTGTAATATCCGCAATGTTCGCCGTTGTGATTAGTCCTGTCGGGCTGCTTGTTTCTGCGCTTGTGGGCGGCTCGTTTGCATGGGCTAGATTTACTGAATCAGGCAAACAGGCGGTTGCAGGTCTTGCAAGTATCGTCGCTGGTTCATTTGGTGGAATACTGACGACAGTCAATACCACAATGGGCGGAATCAAAGATGCGATAATGGCTGGTGACCTATCGCTGGCCGGACAGATCGCACTGGTTGGATTGCGACTGGTGTTTACGCAAGGCATGCAGGGAATATCGGCACTGTTCGGAGACGCTTTCGGAAAGATGGCGTCGCAAGTTCTCAGTGGCGACTTTGCTGGTGCATGGTCAACGCTCGGAACGACCATTCTTGATTCCGTGGCAAACATTGCGTCAGGAATGGTGAGTCTGTTTTCGAACGCCGCAAACGCTGTCATGAATAAGTGGCAGGAGACCGTGAACGCAATCAGCGATTACATCCTACAGGCCGCAACTGAAGGCGGCGCGATGGGTTGGGCACTGGAGCAAGTCAGCGGCGTGAATATGCAGGAGGAGGCAGCACGCGGGAAACGTATCGAGGAAGAACGACGCAAGCGAGGAATGGCTCCAGACAATAACCTGATTACCGATTCTACTCAGTATCAAGACCCGATGCTGCAGGGACTGAAAGACAAAGTTAAAGCCGCTGGCGATGCCGCCAGCGCCATGATGGCCGATGCCACAGACGCGACAGGTCAGGCTCTTGCAGATGCGACGACAGGGCAATCTGAAACAGCATCCGCAGAAGTACAAGCACTTCAATCAGAACTCGCAGCATTACGGGCGCAGGCCGCTGGCAAGTTGACCGCAATGAACGCCGGCACATCCGAAGGCATGGGCGCTGGCGCAGGTGGATCTGGCGGGATTGGCACAAAGGGTTCCGTCGCCAGTTTCAGCCTCGCACAACTCGCCGGTAGCGTCGGGCGTGGCACCGCGGAAAAACAACTAACCGTCGCACAGCAGCAAAAGAAACTGCAAGAACAAGCCCTGATCGTTGGCATGCAGACCATGGCCGCAATCCAAGGAATGGGGCTCAACTTCCCATGAGAATCATCACGCCACCAAACGGCATCGATCTAAACTGGACGCCAGCGGGCGGCGTCTATCGGTTTCGCATCGTCGAAGAATTCAACGCGGCAAACGTGCAATCGTATGCCATTGCAATGACGCCTTCGATCCTTTCAACGGCATCCGGCATCATCTACCGCGATGATGTTCGGATCAAACGCACGGCGTTCAATCAATGGGATATTGAGGTTCCGTATTCGTCTCGCAAGAATGAGGCCGGGGAATGGACATGGGACTTCGATACCACCGGCGGTAC